GACGTAAGTCAGGGCTGTTTTGGTAGGATTGCTCCTACCTAAGCCCAGCTCCTTGATATAAATCCGTTCTCCTCTGCCTCTACGCTAAGAAACGTAGGGACAAAGTCACGGTTTCAAGGGGTTGATTAGAACCAGTAGGTTTTCGGAGAGAAAGCATGTATCCAGAGCGTAGCGGCAGTATGAGAAAAACTAGTCGTATTCCAACTAGTTTCATCGTGCTTCCCTTTACGCTGCTGTTCGCGCTTCTCGTCTTCGTCCTATGGGTTCTTCTGGGCCTCGGCATCGCCGAGAGGGTTGTGGTGGTTCTTGCTTTAATTCCGCTATTCGTTGGTGCAGTGATTAAACTCATTGCACTATTCGGTGAGCGGAGAAGGTAAGGCCATCATGGCAACTGTTGGCGAGATCTTATGGGCTGGGTTGATCTCCAGCCGTCCGGTCTTCGCGGACCCTTCACGTGAAGTGAGCCATATCTACCTGACTTTCCACTTCGGCCGTTACATCCGTTTCTCCTCGCCTGTTGTCGCAATTCGCGACTTCAGAATCGAGAAGTTCGTATGGGACGTTCCGTCGATTGGCAAGCCTGGTGTCTATGTACATTTCCTGTTGAAGCGCCGTGGAGACTTTACGACCTCAGTAGCTAAATTCCGGCTGCATTGGGGATACGGATTTTCTCCTATAAAAGGAGGCTTCCGTGTTACATTCCCAGTACGGTCGGCGTTTCAGCTTTTAGACTACAACGGTATGGAGGGAACGAAGTATAACCGGCGCCTGATTTACTTTAGGCCTCCCGGCTCTTCGCCCCTTCGGAGGGTTAACCCCCGAGCGTTGTATCTAGGTCCACACTCGCTTTTGAGTTTATCACTCATCGCGCGTGTCCTGGTTCCGAAGGGTGTTTTTCCCTCGAAACCACGCAACCTGCCGAGCACGCCTTTTCCCCGAAAGTTGCTCTCACCACGTCCAAGCCCTGAAGTGAAGACGATTCTGTACAAGCGCGCCGTTGAGAATTTCCCGGATCCGTATGTTGAATTTACGAATCCGTATGAAACCTCTCGGCGAACCTGGACAGGGTCGACCACTCCCGGTTTTGGTAAAGTGAGACCAGCCCTGTTGAGGAATAATCCTCATACAGTGACCTGGGTTAAGACGGACTATGACACCGGGTACGATTTGCGACGAAAAATCGCGAATCCTAACACCACGTATACTAATGCGTGGGGACCCGATTATTACCTCGGCGGAGCGACGACACAGCCTATACTTCTTAGTGAGGCTGAATTTTCTTCGGTTGCTAACAAAGCCCTGACAAAACTTAACAGCCGCGCCAATCTTGGCGTTACTGCGAATATGGCACAGAATATCGTGCAATACAAGCAGACGACGAATATGATTGCAAAAAATGCAGTCAATATCGCCGCTTCTCTACTGCTCTTGAAGAAAGGGCAGTTTACGAAGGCAGCTGATAAGCTTCTTGAAGGTAATCGCGTCCCTGTCACTATGAAGCGTGGTTCTCCTACCAAGTCAAAGTCTCTTGCCAATAACTGGCTCGAACTCCAATATGGCTGGAAACCACTGCTGAGTGATGTGGACGAGTCCATGAGAATCCTTGCCGGTTTTTTAACCGGAGGAGGCTCTGGTGTTAGCACTGTGTCGGGATCTGCGGTGATAGCTAAGCAAGGTTCGACGCCTATATTTGGTCCAGGATCAACCAGCATTCCTGTTGGTTGGCGCAAGACCCAGTCTTTCTGGTCTTGCCGTTTCGGGATCAAGTACAAAGTCGTCAATTCTAAACTTAGTTACCTTTCGCAGTTGGGTTTTACAAATCCCATAAATCTCTTTTGGGAGATACTACCGTATTCGTTCGTCGTTGACTGGTTCATACCTATCGGCCCGTACCTCGAGAGCCTTTCGGCTCCCCATGGTGTCGAGCTAGTTGATGGGTACCGGACTAAGTTCGGCAGACGAATACTTACGCAGCGTTCATCCTGGTCCGGTAAGATGCCGGGGGATTCCAGTGCTGAGTTCCGATGTTACGGAGGGCGGGAGGAACAGTCGGTGAATCTTGAGAGGATACGCCTCACGGCGTGGCCGACTCAAGCTCTCCCGACGTTCAAAAACCCGTTCTCCGAGACACACGTGCTCAACGCTCTGGCCCTCCTGCGTCAAAGTTTCGGACGTAGATGAGAGAACCACTGCAAAACAACTTTACGAGGTACTCCTCATGAGCGCTATAGCGCCCATTAAATTGTCGTCCCTCATTGGCTTGGTGGATAAAACCACCTCGGCCACTGTGGGTGTCGACAAGACGTTTGACCCTGAGGGATTTGTCCTTCCAGGCGTTGCACGTTGGGTTGACCGAGCAATTGACGCCACCTATAATCCTTTGGGTGTCGCCATCGGTTACCCCGCTTTCACAATGTCGGTCAGGAAGCCTTCCAAGGTTTCCAGGATTTACCGTGTGACTGCGAAGCTCTTCCTCCCGACGCTCGAACAGACCAGCCCGAGTACGGCAACCGGCATTCAGCCGGCGCCGACTTTGGCTTACGCCTGTCAGTGCGTCATGTAGTTCATGTTGCCGGAGCGGTCAACCGCGGCTGAACGGGCTCGCCTGTTCAGTTACGTGCGATCGCTTTTCGCAACGACGATCAACGCGAGTGACGACGTGCCGACCGATCTTACTGGGTCGCCACTAGTTCTCGCGGTGAACAGCTTCGAGCAACCGTATTAATTCGGTTTAGGGATTTCCCTATCGCTCGAGTTTTATCAACCTAAGGAGTTTTCGCATGACAAGAGCCATTCCTAGCCTCCCGACGTTGAAAGAGTTATTCGGTGCGCAGAATTTTCATCTGCCTCCGTTTATACTCGATCGCGTCAACGGGCACGATTTGCGCCGCTGGTATGTGGAACTCACGGACCGCGAGTTGTGGGAGTTGCGCAATACTCTGAAACGTTAGAGTACGCGCGTCCATTTCTCTCGGTGCCACTTTCTCGTGGCTTAGTTGATGCTGTTCGTCAATGAACTCGGAGGTTCCATGTCTTATGCTGAGCATGGTTCTAGCCTTCTTTCGAAGGCCAGAGCTTTCCGTGTTTCGCCGGAGGTTTCCTCCGGCTTGATCTCAACTTTCTTCGAAGCCTTGGATTGTCCTCGTTCGCTGGCGGCTGACATTCTCTTCAGAAATGGAGAGCATGAGCAGCTTGCCAGTTTAGAGTGCGATCCTCTCGACTACCTAACGGTCGCCGAGTTTAGGAGTGCTTACTACGCCACCAAGTTTCTGTCAAAGTTCAAGGACTTAGTTCTTGGATATGATTTAGACCAAGTGGCAATGCAGAAGTTCGATTCTTTCGAGCTTCTGTGTAAGCAAACGAATGCTCGATTTCGGGCCCTGGAACGCGACTCTAAATTTACGGGTCGCGTCGTTGGACTGCATATTGCTGTCCAGCGAAAAATCTCCAGAATCCTAGGCGAGTTTTCCTTCGAAGAGTTCGTTGAGATGGCTGACTGGGGTCCTGGCGCAACTACGCTATTAACTTCGCGTAATGCCAGCGCTACCAATAAGTTCCAGTGCGAAACTGGGATAACGCGTGACTTGTACGCCTTGCTCCCCTCTGACTTACTCAGGGAGGTTTACCCTCTCTGGATTAGTCATATATCTGACGTTGGGTTTCCCCAATTTCAGATTGGGAACAAGGTAGTCACTGTACCTAAGGATGCAACCGCAAATAGGGTCATTGCCATTGAACCAGGATTTAATCTCTGGTTTCAAAAGGCTGTTGGCTCTATGATTCAGCGGCGCCTTCTCAGGTGTGGGATCGACCTTCGCTATCAGGATGCGAATCAACGGCTCGCTTACCAAGCGTCGAAAGACGCCGTAAACGCTACTGTCGATTTTTCCTCTGCTAGCGATTCTATTGCCTCAGAGGTCATTCGGGAGATATTTGATTGCACTTCAGTTTCTGAAGGGCGACCGATTACTCTCTCTAAATGGTTCTCTGTGATGGATAGTTGCCGATCTCACTACGGCCGTCGAGGCGAAGACTGGGTTAAGTGGGACAAGTTCTCCAGTATGGGGAACGGGTTCACATTTCAACTCGAGTCTCTTCTCTTTTTTGCAATAGCAAAATGTTGCCAAGAAGAGGTACACCGCCATTCCTCCAACGCGGAGTGTGGCGATGTTTCGGTCTATGGTGATGATGTTATTGTCCCCGTGGATTGCCTCGAGCTCTTTTCCGTCATGTGTGATTTTTACGGGTTCCGGATCAACCAGAAGAAGACGCATTTCTCTTCTGCCTTCCGGGAGTCCTGTGGTAGTCACTTCATGTCGGGTGTCGATACCAAACCAGTGTACCTAAAAAGTCATCTTTCTGGCGCTCTGTCGTTTTATCGTCTGGCGAATGCGGTGCGAAGGCTAGCTCATCGCAACCTAAATAAATTAGGTTGTGACGCTAACTTCCGTCCGTACTTCGATTCGCTGTTGTCTTGGGTTCCTAGGCAGCTTCAGCTTAGGATTCCTGAGACTCTTGGCGATGGTGGGTTCATTTCGAATTGGGATGAATCCACTCCGGCGAGGGCCACTGACGTTTCACCCTTTCGATCTTCGCAGATCGAGGGGTGGGTCGTCCGGTCCTTAACAGAGGTAAGTAAAACTTACCAGTCAGAAGGGGTTGGTCTATTATTAGACCGACTTTGGTCGGGCTCGATACAAGAGAGGCGGAATACTGTCTCTCTAAGAGGCCGTACCAAGCTACGATTTTCTCGCAGCTTGGTTCAGCAGTGG